GTTTCTCGCGGGGATACAGCGCTTGCGTTGTCAGGTGTAGAGGCTTCCGGTTTTGTTGGGACGATGATCTACAACGAGTCGGACGCAACATCCGGCGATGAGGCTATAGGATCAGTTGGCACAGTAGCACCTTCTCTCACCGTTGCTCTTACAGGAGTGGCGGCTTCAGGTTTTGCGGGGACGATAACCCACAGCAAGACAGTTGCGCTGACTGGAAATTTGGCAATTGGAACCGCTGGGTCGGTTGGGTTTACAGAGTCTTTTGCGCTGTCTGGGGTGCAAGCCTCGGGCGCGGCTGGAACTGTAATCGCCGTTTACTGGATTTTGGTAAATGACAGTCAGACCGCAAACTGGCAAAATGTCAACGATTCTCAAACACCCAACTGGGCGCTGGTAAATAACGCAGAAACGGCTGACTGGTCGTTGGTTGAGACGGATTAAGGATACATATGGCTCTCGTACTTGCAGACCGGGTAAAAGAAACAACCACCACGACAGGTACTGGAACAGTAACGCTTCTGGGCGCATCAACGGGGTTCCAGTCGTTTGCGGCAGTTGGCGACGCCAACACCACCTACTACACCATTGCGGGTCAAACCACATCTGAGTGGGAAGTCGGGATTGGCACTTACGCTTCGTCAGGCACAACCCTAGCCCGAACAGTGGTGTTGTCATCGTCTAATAGTGGATCAGCGGTCAACTTTAGCGCCGGGACAAAAGACGTCTTTGTTACCTATCCGTCAGAACGCGCCGTAATTGGAGGCCAAGGTTACGTTGAAAACTCCGCAACGGTTGCTGTTAGCTCAACTATTACGGCAGGAAACAACGCCATGAGCGCAGGGCCAGTCACTATTAATTCGAGTATCACAGTTACAGTTCCTAGCGGTAGTCGATGGGTTGTCGTTTAACGGCAGTTGCCCACCATGCGTAAATCTGCGAAAATAACTCGAACGTAAGGGAAAAACATGGCAAGCACGTATTCAGACCTTAAATTTGAACTAATCGGCACAGGTGAGCAAGCAGGCTCTTGGGGCACTACGACCAACGACAACATTGGCACAGCCATCGAGCAGGCCCTTGTTGGTTTAGGCAACCCCGTTTTTACCTCTGACGCCAACCTGACCATCAGCCTGAGCAACACAGTTGCGCTTCAGACGGCGCGAGCTTTGGTCCTCAACGCTACGTCTACGGGCAGTCTGACGGTTACCCGTGAGTTGGTGGTGCCCACCATCGAGAAGCAGTACATTGTTCAGAACAACACCAGCGGCGCTCAGAGCATCACGGTCAAGACCTCGGGCGGGACGGGCATCACGGTGCCCAACGGGCGCAAGGCGCACTTGTATGTAGACGGCACCAACGTCATCCAGATGTTTGACTTTGTAGACATCAACGGGGGTGCTATTGACGGCACTGTGATAGGAGCCGCAACCCCCGCAGCAGCCACAGTCACCACTTTGGCGGCGACAACAACCACAGTCACCGTCCTCACGGCCACAGCAGACTCAGCCTTCACATCTACAGGTGCTGTGCAGATTTCCAAGGGAACGACAGGAGAGCGACCCACGGGCGTTACGGGCAAGCTAAGGTTCAACACTACCACGGGTGAGTTTGAGGGCTACACGGGCGCAGGTTGGGCTTCTGTGGGCGGCTCTGCAATCGTCAACGACACCAGCACAGCGACAAACATCTACCCGCTGATGGCAAGTGCAACAAGCGGCACGGCCTTGACAGTCAACACCAGCAATGCCAAGCTCTTGTACAAGCCGTCTACGGGCGAGTTTCAGTCAACAGTGCTTGTGGCTTCAAACGGGATTGTGGTGAACAGCCAGACGGTGGCAGAGAATTACACCATTGCCGCAACAAACAACGCAATGTCCTCTGGCCCCATCACTATCAACTCAGGCATCACAGTCACAGTTTCCAGCGGCTCTCGCTGGGCTGTTGTTTGAAAGGAAACAATTATGAGTTTAATTCTAGACGGCACAAACGGCCTTTCTGATGTTGACGGCACAGCAGCCGCACCAGCGATCAGAGGCACTGATGCCAACACAGGCATCTTCTTCCCCGCTGCTGACACCATTGGCTTCGCTGAAGGCGGTGTTGAGGCCGCTAGGTTTGATGCCAGCGGCAGATTGCTAATTGGGCAAACATCTTCTTACGACAACGCAACACTGTGCGTTACATCTCCAAGCCAAGGTTTTAGTTTGATTACAGATGGTGGTACAACGAGCAACAGGTCAAGAGGGGGCTTTTACCACCCTAGTGTAAACACCTTTGCGTTAAATGTAGATGGCGCCTCGGGGGTTCTTGCATTTACGCAAAACGGCACAGAACGCGCCCGTATCGACTCTAGCGGCAACTTTCTGGTGGCGAAGACAACAGTTGTAGGAGGGGAGACTGTCGTTGGGTGCATTATTACGACAGCAGGCAGAGGATTGTTTACGGCAAACGAAGAAGACGCACTTATCGTAAGTCGAATTGGCAACGATGGAACTTTAGTAACTTTTACCCAAGCGGGAACAGTCGAAGGCACGATTTCTGTATCAGGCACAACAGTCTCTTACAACGGCGGTCACTTGTCACGCTGGGCGCAGACCACAACGGCTAAAGACGATACGCTTGTCAAAGGCACTGTGCTGTCAAACCTTGATGAAATGAATGTCTACACAGACGCTGATGGCAACCCTGTTGACAACGAACAGTTAAACAAGGTCAAGGTGTCGGATGTTGAAGGCGATGCAAATGTCGCTGGTGTGTTTGTCAATTGGACGCATGATGACCAGCACAATGTAGACGAGATCAACATGGCAATGACGGGCGACATGATTATCCGGATTGCTCAAGGCACAACTGTTGCCCGTGGTGATCTACTCATGTCTGCTGGTAATGGCACTGCCAAGCCACAAGGTGATGACATCGTGCGGTCTAAGACTGTTGCCAAGGTCACATCAACCCATGTCACTTGCACCTACGCAGACGGCTCTTACTGTGTGCCTTGTGTGCTGATGGCCTGTTAAGGAAAATGAAATGAACACCCAAGGAGCAACAGCATGAGTTTATTAGCCGTACAAGGAGGCGCTACCGGCACGGGTACTGTCACCCTTTTAGCACCCGTCACAAACACCGACAGGACGCTGACGCTGCCTGATGTGACTGACACAGTGGCGGGTATTGCTGCGACTCAGACGCTAACCAATAAGACGCTGACCAGCCCTACACTGACAACGCCAAACATTGACTCGGCACAGTTTGCTACTGTATCCGGCACTGCCCCCCTGTACGCTTGCCGCGCATGGGTCAACTTCAATGGTGCGGGGGCGCTAACTGGAACTTACAGTCAGTCAGGAACGGCAATAACTGTTACCGTCACAAGCCACGGACTTTCTCAAGGACAGTCTATTTATATAACATTTCAAACTGGTGCAGCAAGCGCAGAGGCATTTACTGTCACATCCGTAACTAGCGCAAACATATTTGTGGTTACCTCCGCAACATCACAAACCACAAGCGGAAACTGTACTCTGGCGACAATTATTCGTGCAAGTGGAAATGTGTCAAGCATCACGGATAACGGCACTGGTGATTACACAGTGAATTTCACTACTGCGATGCCTGATGCAAATTATACTTTAGTTGCAACAATAAAACCTACAGCGGCGGCAAGTAGTACAAATGGAAAAGTTGTAAATATTCGTTATGACACGAATTTAGCTACATCTTCATGTAGGTTGTGGTGCAATAGCACAGGCGGGGCAGAAGATATGGATGTAGTAGCTGTTGCAGTTTTTAGATAAGGTAACCCAATGAACTCAAGAATCATTTACAAAACAGCAGACGGCGGCGTAGCCGTCATCATCCCCGCAGACACCATTGAAGCCTGCATGAAAGACATTCCAGAGGGCGCTGAATACGCCATTGTGGATGTTGCAGACATTCCGTCAGACCGCACATTCAGAGGAGCATGGACATGGGCATCGTAATTGACCTAACCAAAGCCAAGGCCATCACGCATGATGCGCGTAGAACGGCCCGTGCTGCTGAGTTTGCGCCGCTGGATGTGAAGGCTACCATCCCGTCAGAGGCCGCAGCCGCTGAAGCTGCCCGTGCAGCCATTCGCACCAAGTACGCTGACATTCAAACGGCTGTTGACGCTGCTGGTGATGTGGCGACATTGAAGACAATCATGGAGGCTATGTAATGGCTAACGGAACCCTTGCAGCAAGTCAAATAGAGATGCTGTCGCAAAGCGGCACGGGCATCATCACCATCACGCCACCGGCAACCAACACGAACAGGGCGATCACTCTGCCTGACGCAGCGGGGGCTATTGTTGTCTCTGGCACAACCCCGTCACTGAACGGCATTACCTTCCCCGCTACGCAAGTAGCAAGCGCTGACGCAAACACGCTGGATGATTATGAGGAGGGGACTTGGACACCAACTGGGAATGGTGTTACATACACAAGTGTAACTGGGAAATATACAAAAATAGGAGATTTTGTTTTTTGTTCTTATAACCTTACATTTCCTAGTACAGCTTCAGCAAGCAGCGCCGAAATTCAAGGCTTACCTTTTGCTATAGGTTCGCAACCAAGAGGTACTGCCACTGTAAGTGAAACAAACTGTGGTGTTAATCCGATAATGATGGCTCTTGCTGGGTCAAGAGCAATTCTAAGAGATGCAGATAACAACGATAGACCAAATTCGGCATTTTCATTAGATTTTTTAAATGGCATGATAATTTATCGAGTTTAATTAACCGCGCCAGATTAGCGCAGTTGGACACTTAAAGGAAACCAAATGGCACTCACCGAAACCAAAGTCATCGACCAGATCACCGTTACTGAGAACGGCACCGTGCTGTACCGCGAGGCTACACGCATCCTAAAAGACGGCGACCAGATTGCTCAGACCTACCACCGCACCAGCCTGACACCAGCGCAAGACCTGACAGGCCAGCCAGCCAATGTCGTGGCGATCTGTAACGCAGCTTGGACACCAGAGGTCATTGCGGCGTATCAAGCTCAAGTAGCAGCGCAAGCAATGCCATAAACCAAGTACCGGCTGATGCCTGATGCCCCACCACCTCCGCCTCCTGTGGTTCAAGCGCCAGCAGTTGAGTGCGTAAGGTGGTCGTGGTCTTCTGACCGCAAAGAAGTTTGGTGTCTCCAGTGGCGGGAAAAAGGCAAACCTGAACCTAAAAAGGTAGCGGAAAGTGATTGATCCCATAAGCGCCCTTGCAGGCATACAGGCAGCAGTCGCGCTGATTAAGAAGGTCAGCAAAACCGTTGACGATGTAAGCTCCCTCGGCCCTGTGCTGGGCAAGTACTTTGATGCGAAGTCCACCGCCACCAAGGCTGTTGTTCAGGCCAAGAAGTCTAAATCCTCAATGGGCACTGCCATCCAGATTGAGATGGCGCTTGACCAAGCCAGACGGTTTGAGGATGAGTTGCAACTGCTGTTCATGCAGGCGGGGAAGATAGACGTCTGGAACAAGATCAAGTCCAGAGCAGCGGCAATGGACGTGGAGTCTGCTCATGATGCACGCAGAGAAAAAGAAGCTGCGGCCAAGCGCAAAGCAGAAATGGATGAGGTTGTTGAGTTGGCCTTGCTGGCGGCTATCTTTTTTGGCTTGATAGGCGTTATCCTTTATTTCACCATTGGCATCCTTGAGCAGCAAAGATGAGCGATGAGCGTTTAAACCTAGTTGACAAGGTGCTGGCGTATGTCAGCAGCCCGTTCCGTCTGTTTGCGATGGTGTTAATGGCTGTCTTAACATTTGCAGGGTATTTTGTATATACAAACCAAGAGCTTCTGATTGGTGCTTACAAGGAGTCCAAGAAGATTCCGTCCATCGCAGAAGACCGCGTAGAAGACGCCGCTGCCCACCTGTTCAAGCAAACAGGCGCTGTTGTGGTGGCGGTGTTCAAAGTCAATAGCATGTTTGGCACTCGCATCCTGCATAGGGCGTACACCAGAGAGGGTCGAGAGAAGGCCATGGATGGACTTGACGTAGGCCTGTTCACCCAAAACTCAAGTAACAACAGTGACGTGGTGAAGCTCATGGCAAACGAAATCCCGTGCGGCGAGTACACCAGCGCACAGAGCGAGATGGGGATTTGGTACATAGAGAAGGGCGTGGGCTACACATGTCGTATCAGCGTTCCCCCAGAACCGGGCAGGTTCGTTGGACAAATCACCGTGGGTTGGGCATCACCGCCTGACAATTTAGAGAAGACTCGTGCAATGCTACAAATTGCAGCAACAATGCTTTCAAGGAGTAAACAATAATGGATTGGATTAAACAAATTGCACCTACCATCGCTACGGCGCTTGGTGGCCCACTGGCTGGCATGGCTGTCTCAGCTATCTCAAAGGCCGTGGGGGTTGAGCCTGACCAAGTTCAGGACATGATTGCCAACAACAAACTGACAGCAGAACAAATTGCTCAAGTCAAAATTGCTGAGATTGAGTTGCAAAAGCAAGCGCAAGAACTTGGCCTCAACTTTGCCAAGCTGGAGGTTGAAGACCGAAAGTCTGCGCGAGAGATGCAAGCTACCACTCGCTCAATCGTGCCCCCTGCTTTGGCCGCAATCATCACCATTGGATTTTTTAGCATTTTAATTATGATGATGCTTGGGAAAGTGGACGGCAACAACCCCACGATCCTGATGATGTTGGGCAGTCTGTCCACCGCTTGGACTGGGATCGTTGCTTACTATTTTGGCTCATCTGCTGGCTCACAAGCTAAGACAGACCTTCTTTCTAAGGCTCCGGCAATCAAATGACACCACACTTCACCCTCGCGGAACTCACCGCCACCAGCCACCGCCAGTTTGACAACACGCCCAACGAAGCTGAAACAGCCAACCTACAACGACTTGCGGAGTTTTTGGAGCAGGTAAAGACGGCGCTGGATGGTAAGCCCATCATGGTCAACAGCGCCTTCCGGTCAAAGCAAGTCAACGACAGCGTTGGCTCCAAAGACACCTCTCAGCATAGAATTGGCTGCGCTGCGGACATCCGTGTTCCCGGAATGACTCCCGATGCTGTGGTACGCGCAGTCATTGCTGCGGGTTTGCCCTATGACCAAATCATTCGTGAGTTTGATGCTTGGACGCATATCAGTGTGACAAACACGCCAGACGGGACCCCACGTAGGCAGGCGCTCATCATTGACAAGCAGGGTGCTCGACCTTTTGCCTGATACGTGGGAAAATGAATTATGCCGCTTCAAAAACTCCAGCTAAGACCGGGAATCAACAAAGAGTCCACAACTCTAGCCAACGAGGGTACTTGGTTCGAGATGGACAAGGTGCGCTTTCGTTCAGGCTACCCCGAGAAAATTGGCGGCTGGACTCTTGACACCGGCACAACTAACTCTGCGCTAGCACCCCCTGCGGGGTCGTTCTGGGGCGTATGCCGTTCCTTGTTTAACTGGGTCACGCTGTCTGGCTACAACCTGCTGGGCGTTGGCACAAACCTCAAGTTCTATATTCAGAACGGCACTATTGGTATTTTCTACGACATCACACCTATCCGGCTTGTAGATTCCGTAGCGGCCAATGCGTTTACTACCGTTAATGCCTCAACAACAGTTACGGTAAACGACACAAGCCACGGAGCCGCAACGGGCGACTTTGTGACGATTTCAGGTGTTGGCGGTGCAATAAACGGCATTCCGGCAACAGCACTTAACCAAGAATTCCAACTCACGGTGTTAACCGCCAATACGTACAGCATCGTTGTTTCTTCCCCGGCAACTTCCTCGGGAACGACGGGCGCGGCCACGTTTACATATCAAATCTCCATTGGCCCTGAAATATTTACAGCCCCAAACGGCTGGGGCGCAGGCGGCTGGGGTGGCGTTACCGGCTCGTCAACGCCGACAGGTTGGGGGTTGTCTGCCACAACGGGTATTGCTTCCCAGCTTCGTCTATG